CCATTGCCTGCACGTTCACGGTAATCTGCTGAGCGGGACTGCTGCCGGCGCCGCCGGTGTTGCCGCCTCCCCCAGGCGCGGTCGCGGCGCTTCCCTGGGTGCCATCGCCTGGTGGCGCTGCGTTGTACGCCCGCGGCCTGCCCATTTGGTCATAATCCACCTGGCTAAACCCATTACCGGTATCGACCCCCGTAAAATACTGCCGTTCCGGCATGGCGTATTTCACAAGCGGCGGAGGTGTTGGTGACCCGCCTCCCCCAAAAAGCCCGAAGAGCCCGCCGATTAGCGGAATCAAACCAAGCCCACTGTCGAAGACTTTCGACGCGATGGAAAGGACCGTGCTTTCAACACTCGAAGACCCCTGTGGCGGCGGAGTGGAAGGTGCGTTCCCAACCCCGGATGCACCAGGTAACGGCGCGCTGGAGGAAAGCGCGCTGCCGCCTCGCAACGAATTCGCTGCCGGCCTGCTCGTGGGAACGGTGCCTCGAGAGGCAGCGCCTGTGTTTTCGGCTTGGGCTTTGGAAGCGCTGCGGGGAGCAGTCACATTAGGCTGCGTCATCGTTGCCACACGTTCGAGAGTTGAGGCACGCTGCACGCCTGCTCCCTTACCTGCGCTCACCACCCGGAAGTGTTCAAATAGCGTTTCTTGTGTCTTGCTGGCCATTTCTCGTCTCTGCTGCCACAGCTTCTGCCAGAATTAGGAATGCGTCTGCTTGCCGCGCCGTCAACTCCGATAAATCCATTCGGCCGAAATGCCGGCGGACCAGGAAGTCCTCCACCAACGTGGTGCTCTCGGCGGTGACATAGGACTTCGGACAAGTGGTTAGCGCGACATCCCTCCGCGCCCAGACCACGGGAGCGCTGTGATCTTCTCCGAGGGCCAGGAACCCGCATCGTCTTTTCCGTTCCAGCCCGGATTTCCGGCAGATGTCGCACCTCCAACCGGCCTGGTTGGAAAACTGAAAGTGGAAGGCGACCATCAGTTTTTTCGTTCCACCTCGGTAAGTCCCGCCTGTGCTTGAACCGCCGCGAGCACTTCGCGGAACAGATTCTCCGGCCCATTCTCTGCCAACAGCTCCGGCGTGGCCTCGGCGCCATCTAGAGTCAACCCCGAGATCGCGCGCAGGCCCCAGGTCACATATAGCCGGTTTATCTCGGCCTCGAGCAATGCCGCATCCATTTTGTCGGCAGGTTCGAGGCTGGCCTCGAGAAACTCCAGTTTGCGGGCCAATTCGCGGATCTTACGCATCAGCTCCACGCGTCGCGCGTAGGACATCTTTGCCACTGTAAACGTTACGCCGCAGGCTTCCTGCGACTCAATTACTGCCACGCTTTCGTATGTCATGGTCATGCAAATGCCACGGTGATTTCGTCGTCGATGGTTCCTTGAGCCCGCGACGCCCGAAAACGCCATTGCAGCCGGTTCAGGCTGTCGTCGAATTCGGGCACCTCGGGGATCACACTTTTCAGATTGACTGCCATCACCTGCCCCTCTTGCTCGCCCAACTGGAACATCACCGTGATCGGCGATTGTTGTCGCGCTGCCTGATACAGCCCCATCGTCGTGTCATCGTCCAGCCCGTACAGATCGAAGCTGGCGGTCACGGACCGCTGCCCCGGAGATATGGCTTGTGGCAGGCTCGAACCGAACTCCCTGCTCCTGGTATCCAGAGCGTTTTTCAGCAGAACGGAGGCGTTTGTAATGGTGAAGAAACGGCTGGGCGAGGTCCCCAGCCACGCTTGTCCCATGTGTCCGGGCACGATCGAATAATCGAATGCAGCCAGGGATGGCTCCACAGGAAAACTCTGAAGCTGGGCTGCGCCGGCCGAAAAACTGCTGCTGTCCACCACGTCCTGGGCCAGGCCGGTGAAGTGAAACTCTTGATAGTCGCCGTTCACCAGGATTTCCATCTGATCTACCGCAGCTCCGCAAAGCATGCGCTGAACCGCGGTCGACGGGCTCCAGTAATCGAAAACGCTCACGCTAGGCAGGTCCGTCGCGGGCGCATAACTCACGGTCGCGCCGATTGGTGCTCCGGATCCCGGAATCACCGTGAAAGGCGCATTGAGCTGCGCTGTGCTGGAATCTACGATCGCTGCGACGAACCGGATCTCTCCAGCCGAAGAAACGGCCTGTCCCGCGGTCAACCCGTGGGGCGCCTGAAAGGCCAGCCTCCCGCTGCCATCGCTCGAGGCGACGGTGCCCCCAGAAAATGCAAGGGGCGTTGCGCCCAGAGCCGCTTGGAATAGCGGACCATAGCCCGGACCTCCCCCTGCCTTCTGCCAACTCGTCAGGAAAGTGTGCAATTCGAAGTTCGTGCGACGCCGCCCTCCCGCGGGCAGTCCAGGAAAAGTGCGGCTACCCGTCTTATCCTTTCGCTGGCTGACTTCCAGGTGCTGCTGGATCGTCAGCTTGAGCGCCGGAATCCGGTTGTTGGACTGAATGGCACTCGCACTGCCGTAGACGCTCTCCAGCGCAGTGTAAAACCGGTTCGCATTCGAGGAAATATAAGAGGACATATTAGTTCCTGCTCACTCCAATCTGAAATGTAATTTTTGCCGCTTGCGCGAAGTTCTTCCCGCCGTGCTTCACGGCTGCCAGCGTCACTTCGTATCCGCCGGCGTAAAACATGCCGCTGCCCCAATCGCCGCGTTGCGCGTCCAATACCTGGGTCACGGAGTCGACGTATAGTTCGAGCGCATCTTGAAGCCCCTCCAGCCGGTCTTGCGAATGCCGTACTTCGATCGTCATCTGGACGCTACCGGAAAAACTCCGAAACTTCTCCTTCAGGGTATTAGCGATCTTCTCGCAGTACACATTGAGCGACGGATATGTCATCGTCTGGCTGCGGTCTGCCAGGTCGGCTGCCACATTTTGCGCGCGCACTTGCCCTACACTCACCGGCTTCGCCAGCGAGCTGTCTGGCGCCGTAAGCGCTCCGAGCATCGAATTCATTCCGCCTGGCGCGGTGATCCGCTGGATAACAATGGCCGTAGCGGCGCTCCCTAGTGTCATGATTATCAGCCCCTCTGTATGACCCGCGGCGTCGGTTTCAAGTAGGTTGGTTGTTGGCCCAAACCCGGCTTCTGGCCTGTTGGGGTGAAAGCCGCGGACTGTTGCCAAATCTGGCCGGCCGCGATCGGTGAGCTGTTTTGCAGCACCATCGTCTCTGCTGCGTTGCCGGCGTACAGGTTCCACGCCGCCGCGTTTTGCGGAGGATCCCCGGGCTGAACCTGCAGCGCGCTCGCAACCGACGTGACTACCGCCGGCACGGCGCTCGCGCCTTCCTCACCCGCATCATTGAGCCACGTCATGGTGATGTAGTAAGTCCCATCGGGAAGGCTGCCTGGAATCGCCGTGATCTGCGGTGTGGCAGCTTGCGGAACGGGTTTTGTCACGATACCTATGCCGATTTCGATGAGTTTGTCGCTCGCCCAGTGGGCCATCTGGTGGAATTGATCTCGTTTTGCGCCGTAGCGGTCGTTCAACTGGCTGTTGTAAGCGTCGCTGTAAACCATTTCCAGGGTGCGATAGGTGTGCCACAGTTTCAGACTGGCCGTAATCGCCACGCGACTCAGACTTGCTTGTGGGGCAAGCCATAGTGGCTGATCCATGAAGCTGAGCCTGCCTAACATTGTGACGAGCTGCAGGCCGAGTTCATCCTGTGCCAATACCATTTTTCGCGTCACGTCGATCCCTTCGACACTAGCGACGTCGAAAAGCTGAGCGTCCTGTGCCAGCAGGTCCTCCAGGCCGGAAACGGAGCCATCGGTGAACAGAGCCATGTGCCTTACCTATTCCCGCAAGGAGCGGACGGCTTCCTTCAGTTGATTCAGCTCGTTGGTGGGTACCACTGAAAGGTGCACTTGTCCGGCCGCTGCTTGCTCCACGGCCACCTTTACGGCCTCGGCCTTTTGCGTTAGAAATTCCTCGGCCTCCGCCTCCGACGCCATGCGTACCATGCCCTCCACCACCATCTTCGCGGCCATCGCACGCGATACTTCGGTCGCGACGCCTGCTTTGCCGCCGTCGCCGGTCTCCAGGCTCACTACGATTACGAATGCTTCCTCTATCCTTGCTTCGATTTCACGAATCTTCTGGTAGTAGGCTCTCAAGTCCATTCCCGTCTCCTGTATGTGTGCCGGGGGCGGCGAGTTATCCGCGCGAAAGGCCGTATGCCTCGCCGCACCACGTTATGTGTTGACCTGTACCCCAGCAATGTTGCGCAAAACGCCGCAACCGTAGAGCACATCCACTGTGAACTGCTGCGCCAGCGTATTCGGCTGGTAGCTCATCACGACGCGCATGCCGAAGTTGCCCAGCTCTGCGTATTCCGCGATCGCTCCGGTACCGGGCAGCGGCTGGGGCAGACGGCGGATGACCAGCCCGATCGCGCTTTTCGTAAACGCGAGGTTGTGAGTCGTCACCGGGCTGCTGCCGGTCTTGGGCACGTACTGCGAGCGGAAGACAAAGAAGTCTTTGATCTTTCCCACTGCTCCACCCACGATTGCCTTGACCCCGGCGTCGCCCGCGGTCTGGAATTCGCTGAACCGAGGAATCTGACGCCACGCCGAGTACGTCCCGGCGTCCACTACGAAAAACTTCTGCTCGCTAGCCGGGATCTTCGCCAGAAATAGCGCGGTTTCCGCGGCGTCTATGACCGTTTCCGTTATCGGCGTGCCCGGCGTCCCCACCGGGGTATTGGAAGTGAAGCCGGCATATAGGCTCAGAAGGTCGCTCTCGATCCTCTGTGCGATTGCCGCTACCGCCGGCTCCGTGTAGATCTTGAGCAGATCTGGAACAGCCAGCACCTTGGTCACATCCGGAATCTGGAACGTCGCTTCGGCGTGCGTGTTCAGCACGATCTGTGCGTTTCCCAGACTCGGGTTTTGCGTCTGTACCGTCCCACCCTCGAGGATGTTATTCGCCACCATCGTGGGTGGAATGGGAATGTTAACTGTATCGCCGGCTTGCGCCAGCACCGGTTCGTAGTCGCGATTCACCAGGTTTCCCATCACTAGGTCTCCTACCAGCACCGGCAATGCGTCCGCCGCCACCAGCTTCACAATCGCGTTTGCGACGTTAGTTGAGGTAATAGCTGCCATTCATTCTCCTTGTATTTGTGTTGCCGGCCGCTGGGCCGGGTTTAGATTTCACAGCCCTCGAAGGGTCTGCGACGCCACGCGCACGATTTCTTCTCGTACCCGCTGCATTTCTTCTGCGCTCATGCCTGGACGGATTCGCTCGATGTCCACTGCCTCCCGGCCCGCGCCCGGAGCCTTCAAATTCGCGGTCATCCCGCTGCCGCCCGCGATTCGCGCCGGCAGAAACTCGGGATTGTCGTTAACGAACGCCGTCAGATACTCTTTCACCGATACGTCGCCCGCTTCGCTCCGCGCTACCAGCCGCCCGTCTTCCGCGCGCACGATCCCATCTTGCACGGCCTTGAATGCCAGGTCGATTTTGCCCACGCCCAGCCGCTGCAGTTCCGCGCGCACTGTCGAGCTGCGGTCCGCCTCATCCGCTCTTTTCCGGGTGCGTTTGTTCTCTTCCACCAATTCGTTCAGCCGGCGTTCCAGTTGCTCCCTTCGTTTCCGCTCTTCCTGGAGCTCCGCCTTATAAGCTGGCTCGCTTTTCGCCTGCTCCAAGGTCATAAACTCCTGAAGCGTGTTTCGCACGATCGCTTGTATGTCGGTTCCTTCCATAAATCTCCTATTGTGGGTATTGTCTGGCGTCGATCTCTTCGGCCACCTGGTTCTTGATCTCCTGCCCGGCATCGCAAAGGTACTTGAATGCCAGTTTCTTGAAAACCTGCTTCTTCAAAGTCTCCGAGCCGATTCCCAGGTCCAGCAGTTTTTTCGCGTCGTCGAGCTCGTTGCTGAAATCGTCAATGTCGAATTGATCCAATCCGGATACGCCGATCGAAATCTCGTCCTGCCGGGCCGCGGCAATGGCCCGCAACACCTGCTTCATGGTGTCCTTTACGGCGTCCCCGTAACCGCGTAACACCTCCTGCGTGGTATTGAAATCCAGCTGCTTACTCAATCCCGAGCGCTGCTGGAAACTACCGCCCGAATCCCCCGCCTGGTTCATCAAGTAACAAACACGGTAGATTTCATCCTTCAGCCTTACCAGGTTGTCAGCGGCGATCTGATAGACCTTGCCGTCCGGCTCCGTCCAACCAAACCGGTCATTCGGTCCAAGTTGGATATAGTAAGACTCGCCCACTATCTGGTTCCATTCCCGGTCCGAATAGATTACCGGCGTGGCGAACAGACTCATCGTCAGCGCCCAGGCAAGCGCGTTGGACTTGTTGAAGTGTTCCAATTGGAGCAGCGCGGCTTTGTTCGTCAGCCACAATCCCTCGCTGACCTGCAACTGGAACATCGGCACCCGCTGCAGCGAAGCTAGCCCGTGCCGGCCTTCATCGAT